CAGTAGAAACGCCAACAGGAGGCTCCGTGGCGGTGATGACCGCAATAGCTTTGTCAATGATTGCTTGAGCCTCTTGTGCGTCAAACTCGACTCGTTCTGTGTAGATTTCATCGTTATCCTTGTTGACCACAAAGTACAAGGCTCGTTTGCAACCATCGTCACCAAACTCGTCTTGGCTCCACTTCATGTATATTTGCATCTGCCCATAGTGTTCTGGCTTGGACTTCTTTACTCCATTTTTTTGCATATCCTTAAACATCTTGTCAGACGCTGTCTTGATCTCCAAGATGTGCGGTGACTTGGGGGCTTGCGGCAGACCAATCACAATGCCATCACAGTTTCCCTGAAAGTGGCCACCAGAAGATTGCTCTGTGAATGACCATTGCTTGCCTGTTGCAGGATTGTTCTGGTAAACAGTACAACCAATGCTTGCTAAGTCTTGGTAGACCCGTGGCTCTTGCAGATGTCCAGACTGAAACACTCGATACAAGCGACCTGAAAATTGTGCCGCCTTAGACCAGCGGAAGGAATACCAATGCTGGCGCAGACATGGCTTGCCAATAGTGGATGCCCCAAGGTATGGACGCTGTGGCTCAGAGCCATACTTTGCCTTGTAATAGGCAAAGATGGCATCTGCCACAGGGTCTACCACAGATTGCGGTAGAACTGCCATGTTTACTTCTTAGCCCAAGCTGGGGCTTTGGAAGTTGTTGCTGGGGCTGGTGCTGTGACAGCAACAGGTGCAGAGGGCGCAGGAGTGGCACCAGAAGCAGACTCATAGCCCTTGATGTTGTTGCTCTCTTGGTACTTGCCATCTGCCTCTCGGACTGTCACCTTGATCTTGACAGGCTTGTAGTGCAAGGCAGAAGTGTCTTCTAACTTGATTACATTGACTGCATGGCACAAGGCAGACAACTGCGCCTGTGCAATGCGTTGGGTAGTTTCATTGTTGTGCTGAATGTTCAGGTTGTCCCAAACACGCCGACCTTTGTGCTGACCATCAATGATCTCAAAGGTCAGTTTCAAGCCTTCACCATTTCCACTCGCCAGAGGGCGAACATCAGACTCTGTGATGTGCGCCAGATAAGTACCAGCGGGTAAGACAGAGTTGGAGACTTGAGGTGCGACAGCGGATGCGTCAAAATTAAAGTGTGCCATTTTTTAAATCCTAAAAAGTTAAAGTTACGGACTGATGGATCAAGATTGTGCTTTTGTCAAAGCGTCCTGAAATGCCGCCCAGTCAAGCGGCAAATTGGTTAAGCCAAAGCGGTTGCCACCGCAATGGGCTGGATGAGCCTCAACATGGAGAATGCGTTCACCCGTTGTGGTTGCCTTGGTTTCTTTCTTGTTGAAACCAGCGTCTGTTTTGCTTGTGTAAATGCGATAGCCAGCGTAGCCAATCACATCTGCCCACTCTTGCACCAGAGCGGCGGCTCGGTCATGCAGTTTCAAAACATGGGAGTCGTAGCCCTCGGTCAGCGGGTCTTCCACTCGTTTGATCTTGTCGTGGGCAATCAGGATGATGCCCATCTGCTTGGTGGATCGCAAGACTTCCAGACCAGTCAGAAGATTGCGCCATTCCTCGGCGGCGGCAACATAGCCCTTGCCAAAGCCAGGCTGTTCGATGTTCTTCCAACCATTTGCCTTGCACACATGATCCTGCACCATTGGCTCCAGCCAATCGAGCGAGTCGATAAACAGCGTCTTGAAATCATGTTCATTAGTAATCAGCGTTTCGATTGCCGCATAGACCTCAGTCAAGCTACTCGCCAGCGGGAATGCGTTTGCATCCACAGCGTCTGCGCCATCCTCGGTCAAGATGCCAATGGCATTTGGTGCCTGTGATGCAAAGGTGGTCTTGCCGATCTTGCCTGCTCCAACAACAACAATTTTGGGGGAGCGAACACGGCGGGTTTTAGTGATGGATTTGAGATCAAACATTTTTATCTTTCAGAGTTACGGATGGTTTTGCGGGTTTGCTAGTGAAGTACTTGGCGGCTTCTGCGTACGCAGGAGCATCAAGTTCTTGTAAGTTACGCAGTTGGCGTAGATCGACTTCTGGCTTCCAGCGAAATGCTTTTTGCACATTGGCACCAAGCAATTCAAAGTCGGCAGAAAGTTTTTCTTGATCAACTGAGCGGGTTAGTTTCCATGCAATAGAAAACTCTTCATCATTGTGTGTGCCTTCACCAGTTATTGGGTGGGCAAACAAAGAAATGATTTTGTTCTCAACATCGATGCGGTCTTGTTTGGCTTTCTCTTCAGCCAACTTTGCGGCTCGGAGTTCAGCGATTAGGTTAGAAATCATGTGAGTTTTCTTTCATATCTTCAAGGGCTGATTCGCAGATGTGATCCACGATGGACTGCATTAGCAGATGGGCAATGTCAACGCCATTGGTGAAGGCGTTAACAAGGTTCATGCACTCGTCTATGTCGGGTGCGTCTGGATAGTTTTCTTCTGCTGGTTCATACTCCAACTTGCATTGGAGTTCGACACCTTCAACCTCGCAGTTGAATTCGTAGAGGGCTGGGTTCATGTGTTCTTCTCCTTGAGTTTGGCTTCGATGGCTGTTGCAAAGTCTTTTACGCAACTTCCAAATAAAATGCGGTACTTGTCAGCAATCGGTTGTAGTTCCTCATCAGTCAATCCAACCCATGTGCGTTTTCCATAATTGACAATGCCACTAACAAACATTGCAAACAACGCCCCTCCTACCATCAATAAAAAATCAATCATGCTGATGCTCCCATCCATGCGGAAACCAAAGGTTGGGCATCATAGACAGGGTTGACTTGCACAGCAGATTGGAAAAGACCAGCTGTTTTGTGTAGAGGTCTGCCCCAAGCATCTTTGGCATTGTGGTTGACCAGTTGGCCTCGGCGAACGGCCATGTAGACAGCGTTGGGTGTGAAACCTTCAGCTGTAATTTCTTTCATTGTGCGTGGCTCGGCGCAGAACTCTTGGAGCCTGGTGATGTGGGTCATGCTGACCACCATGCCACTAGGAGCCAAGCAAAGCCTACTGCCACCAGTGTGGCGGCGAGGATGTCTTTAAGGGTTTGTTTCACGCTGTCACCTCGTTCATCTTTTCCCACTCTTTAACAGTAATCATCTTTACTGCCACATCGTCCCAACGGCTAAAGTGATTGAATGCGTCAGCGGCTTGCTTGATAGTCATTGGCAAAGTTGGCTTCCACATTTTTAGTGCGCCAACATAATTGTCCATGCGGATCACGATCCACTCTTTGCGAGCGTTGGGTCTGGAGCCTGTATTGCCCTTGCGCCTTACTACTGTTCCGTTTGATGTTGAATGTGTCATTTCAATTGTCCTAAAAAGGTTAAAAGGGATGGGGCTTGCGCCCCGTGGGGTTAACCTTCTTGCTTCTCTGCAAAAAGACGATGAGCCTCTGTATCCTGAGCAATGTACTCATCTGAGCCATACGCTGGATCAATCTCAAACCAATAATTTTGATCCAACTGCTTACCCGCTTGCAGGGCGGCGTTGACCTTTTTAGCCAAGCCATCCGCAATGTCTTTTGACTCTTCGCCAATATTGACAAAAATGTTTTCGCCTTCCCATTCTTTTACTTGGACGCTAGGAAATGATGCTGTGTGACGAAAACGGCGGCCAGCCTCGTTCTCAACCATTACGTAAAATTTTGAAGCGATATATGGGTGGCCGTCACAAGACTTGCCTGCTTCGTAAAAGTCATATCCTACAAATGCTGTGTAAGTTGCGTTCATTTTGTTTCCTTTGTGGCCTCTCGGCGTGATGTGCAAAGAACCTATTTCCCTGCCCATGACCAGAATTCTAGCAAAAAACTAGAGGTTTCTAACAAATTGCTAGAAATATTTAATATGAAAACCCTAATAGGGTTTACGCTAAAAATCCACAGTTATAGCAATATGCTAGACTCGCCATCCTATGAACATTCCACACATTCCCCCCGAAGAGCGCAGAGAGTTGGCTAAAAGAGTTGGACTCTCAGAACAATATATTTATCAATGCCTGACAGGAAGGCGAGAAATGAGTGCTTGGCAAGCTGTCTGGGTCGAGCATGAATCAGGTGGCAAGATCACCAGAAAGATGCTCTGTCAGGGGTCTTGGCAGGCTATTTGGCCTGAGTTGGTGGAGGTGCAAACATGACTAGCCTTACAAACATATTTCCCAACGGCTTTGCCGCGGCAACTGAGAGCCAAGACCTGATTGATCCTGTGACGGCGTTCACCAAGCATTGTGAGGCGCAAGGGCTGGTGATCAGAGACTTGATCGCAGATGGCGAGATACATCGAGTGCCTCACATCTCTTCCAAGAAGGGTGCAGTTGATGGGTGGTATATCTTGCACTTAAGTGGCAAGATTCCTGTTGGTGTTTGTGGCTGTTGGAAGGAGCCAACCTTTGAGTCCAAGTGGATGGCAGATATTGGGCGCAATATGTCGTTTTCTGAGCGACTAGAGCATGACAAGTTAATCGCAGAAATCAGGTCTAAGCGAGAGGCTGACAGGATTGCCAGTCAACAGGTGGCGGCTGAAAAGGCAGAGGATGAGGTCAGCACCTATGCTGATGCGAGTGCAGACCATCCGTATTTGGTGAGGAAGAGGATTGAGCCTCATGGGATCAAGATTGATCGTGCAGGGCGTTTGGTGGTGCCTGTGAGTGATGTGTCAGGGGAAATTCTGTCCTACCAAACCATTGATGCAGAGGGCAACAAAAGATTTCTAAAAGGCGGCAAGATCGAGGGTGGGTTTTATGAACTCAGGGGTAACCGCAAAGTGATCTTTATAGGTGAGGGTTTCGCAACTTGTGCATCCATTCACCAAGCGACAGGGTTCACAACTTTGGTGGCGTTTGACTGTGGCAATCTCGCCAAGGTAGCCAAGTCTGCTAAGGAGATGTTCTTAGGGTCTCGCATAGTTATCTGTGCGGATAATGATCAGTTCACGGAGGGCAATCCTGGCCTCACCAAGGCAAAGGCGGCGGCTGGTTTGGTGTTTGGGGAAATTGTGTATCCAATCTTCAATGAGTCTGATCTGGCATCTAAGCCAACGGATTTCAATGACTTGCACACTCTCCAAGGGATTGAGGCGGTCAAAGAGCAGATCGAGCGTGTGGCGTTGCCAGCCATAGATAAGTTGGCGTTTGAGTTCACCAGAGCAGATAGTTTGGAGTTGACAGAGATCAAATGGGTGGTCGATGACTACATCGAGGCAGACAGTCTGGCGCAGGTGTTTGGAGACCCAGGCGGTGGCAAGAGTTTTGTGGCCATCGATCTGGCTTGTTGCGTTGCAACTGGCAAACCTTGGCATGGGCATGATGTCAAACAGGGAAGCGTGTTCTACATCGCTGGTGAAGGGCATAACGGATTAGCCAGAAGGCTAAAGGCATGGCAGATTGGTAACGGCACCAGCCTAGCTGGTGTCCCGCTGTACAAGTCCCATCGTGCGGCTCAGTTGTATGACGCTACTGAGGCGGCAGTTGTGGCTGAGTCGATTAAGCAGTTGTCAGCGGAAGCGAACTGCATCCCATCCATGATTGTGATTGATACATTAGCCAGAAATCATGGTGGTGACGAAAATAGCACCCAAGACATGAATGCGTTTATCCAACATCTAGATGTGTATCTGCGCCAACCTTGGAAATGCTGTGTCATGGTGGTTCACCATAGCGGAGTGGCAGACAAGGATCGCTCCAGAGGCTCGACAGCCTTGAAAGGCGCATTGGATGCTGAGTACAAGTGCCAGTTGGATTCAGGCACCAAAACCATAGCGTTTGAGTCCAAGAAGATGAAGGATGCGGAAATGCCAAGTCCTAAGAACTTCCAGATCACCCAAGTCGATCTACCAATCAACAACAAGAACGGGATGCCAGTCAAGGGTGCGTACCTGACAGCGGTAGACATTTCGGGATTGGTTAGCCAAGTCCAAAAGAAGACCTACCTCTCACCAAACCAAAAGCAAGTGATGGAATGCTTGGTGATGCTAGAGGTCAATTTGCTACAAAATCACCAACTCAGACCAGTTGGATATGACGAGTGGCGAGACTGCGCCAAGGAGCATGGAGTTAAGAACAACAGATTTTGGGAAGTAGTCAAGAGCATGATCGCCAAAGAGATGATTTTGGAGGTCGATGGTGGGTATAAAAGTCATCCGAAACCATCCGAAAGTCATCCGAATCGGATAACATCGGATGGTAATTAGATCATCCGAAACTACCATCCGAATCATCCGAAACCATCCGAAACCATCCGCCTTCTGCCTCTCCAATCATCCGAATCCTTCCTCCGTTGTCTACAGACAACGGAAGGATCGGATGGAAGGCAGATCGGATGAGGTAGGACGGACAAGGGAGTCAGGTTGGATAAATTTGAAAGGCAAGGTATGAAAGAAAAATTGTGGGCTGGAAATAAACCAGATCAGAAGACTTGGGTAAAGGTTTGTGACCTTGGTGAGTTTGATGGCGTTAACTGGATGCTGTTTGAGAACCAGCCAGTTAAGGAATATTGGAATAACTACAAACTGGTGGCTGATGGCATGGTGGCACTAAAAGCGAATTATTGGTTTGCTTGGAATGGCACTAGGTTTGCCGATAACCTTGACTTGCCAATCATTAAGGAGTTTCGCCCAGACTTGTTCAAAGCGGTCTGCAAAGCCATCGAAGAAGCCTACGCATGATCGAAGTGAGGATTGATATGAAAATTGTCTCTGTTGCTAATTTGCGGATGCATTGGGCTGTTAAGGCTCGTTTGGCGAAAAGTCAGCGGCAAAAGGCGTTTAACGCATTGGCATCTGTGGCTGTTCCGCCGCCATTACCTTTGACTTTGGTGCTAACGAGGATTGCGCCTCGCCAGTTGGATGGCGATAACTTGCAGTCTGCGTTCAAAGCAACCCGTGATGGTGTCGCCGACTGGCTTGGCGTTGATGATGGCGATAAGCGGCTTGATTGGCAGTATCGGCAGAGAAGCGGTGGTGCCAAGGTGTATGCGGTTGAGTTGGAGGTGATCTAGGATGCCTCGTCCACCAAGCAAACATACTGTCCAGTTCCGCAGGGTTCTTGGTGATGCGGAACGGACAATCCTTTTGGCGGCTGGTGACGGAAACATCTCCAATGGTTTTGTCGCCGTAATGGAGTTTTACCGACATTTCTACGAATTCGGTTATAGACCTTGGATGCCCGTCCAATCCCTTGAGGTTAGTCTGGCTACGGATGAGTCAGATCAGAGGCTTGTAGCCCGTTTTAAGAGGAATAAGAGGCATATGTGCAAACTATCTGATCTCGATACTTCTTAACGAATATTTGCAATAACTATTGGTTTGTTAAAGTCGATAGTCAAAACCTAAGGTATAGCCAAAATGCACCATCCGACTCTTTCACTTTTTGCGTTTGCGCCGCCGAACCAGACCGCCCAAACCCAACTTATCCACAGGGCAAATGATGAGTTATCCACAATTTCTTGATTTCTTTGCGTTAACTTACAAAAGCCTGTGGATAACCTGTGGATAACTACCAAATAACTTTACATAATGAATGTTGTATGAAGCAGACTCGCAAAACTGTTAGGGTTTTCCAGTAGTCTTTGGTTTTCGCATGGGGGGGAGGGGGTCGGTCGCCACCAAAGTTTTTGCTGTACCCCCCTCCCCACACGAAAAGGTAAAAGGAGTAAAATTTTGTTATGAGTGAACTTGAATTGAAAAAAAAGGTTGGTAGACCGAAGGGTGTTAAGAAACTCACCATCCAGCGATGGGCGGCGAACCCATCTCTCTCGTTACCGAAGACGGATCACCAGAGGATCAAGGAGTTGAAGGAGTTGATGATCAACTCTGGTGGAAGGGATGTGGCGCAGAAGGTGATAGAGATTGCGTTGAATGATGACCACCCAGGCCAGATGGCGGCACTCAAAATGTGTTTGGATCGGACGCTACCGATCACCTTATTTGACAAGGAAGCCAAGCAAAGGTCGGCTGTCACCATCAATATTACGGGAATTGGCGAAATAAGCCACGCTCCTACAATAGACGCAGAAGATGTGGAGGATAAGAATGGATAACCTTGTAAACCTTTATGGGATGAGAACTCCCTATAAATCAGAACTTACTTTCTTTAAGGAAAGACCTGAAGTTGCTGGTATGGCGACTGAAGACAACAAAATCATATTAAATCCTTTTTCTACGCTTTCACCTCAAGAGAAGATGGCTGTGGCAAAAAACGAGGCTTTGCGTATCTATATGCGCCAAAATGAAATAAGCCCAAGTTTTGACTTAACAAAGTCACAGCAAAAGATGTTTACTGGTACTGAGTATGAAAAAGACCCAATTTCTGCCAAACAGTCTATCTTGGCTAGGATTCTCTCAGGAGACCCTTCTGCCAAAGATGCGACCCTAGACCAAACCCTTGAGGCTCAGAAACTCCAAGAACAAATCATGCAAATGATGAAGAAATAATGAGTGATCTGAACTTTAGCCTTTTACCTTGGCAAGAGACTGTTTTTAAGGATCAGACGAGGTTCAAAGTCATTGCGGCTGGTAGGCGTTGTGGTAAGTCCCGTATGGCGGCAGTCACCCTACTTATTGAGGCATTGCGTTGCCCTGCGGGTTCTGCTGTTCTGTATGTAGCCCCTACCAATGGTCAGGCTAGGCAGATTATTTGGCAAGTTTTAATGGAATTAGGAAGGGAAGTTATCCAAAATGCCCACATCAACAATCAAGACATTACCACCATCAACGGAGCAACCATCTATGTCCGAGGTGCTGATAGACCCGATACCCTCCGTGGAGTCTCCCTCACCTACGCAGTCCTTGACGAAGTCGCAGACATCAAGCCCGAAGCGTGGGAGCAAGTTATCCGAGCCTCTCTCTCCGATAAAAAAGGAAGAGCCATGTTCATCGGAACGCCCAAAGGAAGAAACTGGTTCTACGATCTGTTTAGATTGGGCGAAAGCGCAGAGGATAAAGACTGGAAATCTTGGCACTTCACCACCAAAGACAACCCCCTGATCGACCCCTCAGAGATTGAGTCAGCCAAGAAAACCCTGTCTACCTTTGCTTTCAAGCAAGAATATATGGCTAGTTTCACCAATGCTGGTAGCAATATCTTTAAGGAAGAGTGGATCAAGTACGGGGAAGAGCCTGAGTATGGCAGTTACTACATAGCCTGTGACTTGGCAGGATTCGAGGAAGTTGCCAAACAAGCGGCTAATTCTAAGAAAAGGCTAGACCAGACTGCTATTGCTGTTGTCAAGGTAACGGATGATGGCAAATGGTTTGTCAAAGAGATTGTCTATGGGCGTTGGGACATCCGTGAGACTGCGGCAACGATCCTATTGAAGATGCGTGAATACAAGCCTTTGAGTGTAGGAATTGAGAAAGGTGCGCTAAAAAACGCAGTTTTGCCATATTTGTCTGACTTAATGCGTAAAAATAATGTATATTCGCACATAGTTGACTTAACGCATGGCAACAGGAAAAAGGCTGACAGAATTATCTGGAGTCTCCAAGGGCGGTTTGAGCATGGACGTATTGTGCTGAACTCTGAGGAGGATTGGGATGAATTTAAAGATCAACTTCTTTTATTTCCCGCCATTGGAGTGCATGATGATTTGCCAGATGCTCTCTCATATATAGATCAAATGGCTGTCACTTCTTACTTTGTGGACGATCAAGAAGATGATTGGGAGCCAGTAGACATAATAAGCGGGGTTTGATAATGGCAACAGATAAACAAGTCGGTATGGAAGAAAACGAGTTTGACGAGCCTAGTGAGGCTGACAAAGAACTTGTTGGATTTGTTGTAGACCACTGCAATCGGTGGCGTGACTACCGAGATGTTAACTTCCTTCCTGATTGGCTAGAGTACGAGCGCATCTTCCGTGGTCAATGGGCTTCCGAGGACAAAACCCGTGAATCTGAGCGTAGCCGTATTGTCACCCCCGCCACCCAACAAGCCGTAGAGACTCGCCATGCAGAGATCATGGAAGCAATCTTTGGTCAAGGCGACTACTTTGATATTGAAGACAACCTACAAGATGTAGGCGGTAACCCCATAGATGTTGAGTTAATCAAGGCTCAACTGATGGAAGACTTCAAGAAGGACAAAATCCGCAAGTCCATCGACCAAATCGAGTTGATGGCTGAAATCTACGGCACAGGCATTGGCGAGATTATTGTCAAGACGGAGAAGGAATACGTCCCTGCCACGCAAGCGATACCAGGCCAAGTTGGGCAAGCCGCCATCGGAGTCTTAGAAAAAGACCGCATTGGCGTGAAGATCATGCCTGTCAACCCCAAGAACTTCTTATTCGATCCCAATGGAACGAGCATTGATGACTGTATGGGCGTGGCTATCGAGAAATATGTCTCTATCCACAAGATTGTCCAAGGCATAGAGAAGGGCATCTATCGCAAAGTAGACATTACCACTTCTGGTGAAGACACAGACCTTGAGCCTACCCAAGAGGTAAGCCAATATCAGGACGAGAAAGTCTTGTTGTTGACCTACTATGGCTTAGTGCCAAGGGAGTTTCTTGAGAATCTAGAGGAAAACAAGGAAATTGTTGACCTGTTTCCAGATAACTCTGAGGCAGAAGAGTATGCAGACTTGGTAGAAGCCATTGTGGTGATTGCCAACGATGACCAACTCTTGAAAGCAGAAGCCAATCCTTACATGATGAAGGACAGACCTGTTTTAAGTTACCAAGATGACACAGTTCCAAACAGATTGTTGGGTAGAGGCACAGTCGAAAAGGCGTTCAATATGCAAAAGGCTATTGACGCACAGACTAGAAGCCACCTAGATTCCTTGGCGCTGACAACTTCCCCGATGATTGCAATGGATGCGACCAGACTTCCAAGGGGAATGAAGTTTGAGGTCAAGCCTGGCAAGGCGATCTTGACCAATGGCGCACCTTCTGAGATTTTGTATCCCTTCAAGTTTGGTCAAACTGACCCCAACAACTTGGCTACTGCCAAAGACTTTGAGAGGATGCTCCTCCAAGCAACGGGAACTCTTGATTCCCAAGGCATGATCAGCAATGTGGCTAGAGATGGTGGTCAAGGCGGTATGTCTATGGCTGTTGCCTCTATCATCAAGAAGTACAAACGCACTTTGGTGAACTTCCAAGAGGATTTCTTGATCCCGTTTATCAAGAAGGCGGCATTTCGCTATATGCAGTTTGACCCAGAACGCTATCCAAGCGTGGATATGAACTTCATACCAACCGCAACCCTTGGCATTATTGCTAGAGAGTACGAACAACAGCAGTTTATTGGGCTACTTCAGACGCTAGGCCCCAACACTCCTGTCTTGCCTGTGATTCTGAAGGGCATTTTGGCTAATTCAAGTTTGTCCAACAGGATGGAGTTGATTGCAATGCTTGAGAAGATGGCTCAACCTGACCCACAAGCGCAACAAATGCAACAAGTGCAACAACAATTGGCACTCCAAGCGGCTCAAGCCCAAATTGCGGTCAATACTACTCAGGCAGAACAGAATCGTGCAGAGGCTCAGAAGTTAATGACTGAGGCGCAACTCATGCCACAAGAGGTGCAAGCCAAGATGAGTGCATCTTTGACTAAGAATCTGCCAAATGAGGCTGATGCCAACCAGAGAGAGTTTGACAAACGAGTCAAGATTGCTGATTTGATGCTTAAAGAGGCTGATATTAAGAATAAGAGCAAGATTGTTGAGTTACAGATGGCAGACAAGTTAAATGCTCAGTCAAAAGTCAAAGAAGATTTCCTTACCAAACTCACAGATGGTCTAAGAAATGGCTAATATCAAAGAACTTATCCAAAGTATTGAGTCAACAGACTCATCTTTTGATGAGAAGTTAGAAGCCATTACAAAGATGGAAGAAACGCTTGTGGCTATGCGCCAACAAGAGGAAAAGGCTGTTCAAGACAATGTAGATTTGATAGTTGAGGCTATCAAAGTGATGGAAAACAAGGTTACAGCACAACTTGAGGTTGCCAAAGCCATAGTCCCACAAAAAGGGGACAAGGGAGACAAGGGCGAGAAGGGTGCAGATGGTCGGCAAGGCGTAGATGGCAAGAATGGGCGAGATGGTCGGGATGGGAAAGACGGACAAGACGGAAAAGATGGTGTTTCTGTCTCAAACGCCCAGATTGACTTTGATGGATCATTGGTTATTACCTTGTCTACTGGTCAACAGATCAATGTGGGAGAGGTAGTTGCTCCTGAGTTGCAAGAAAGAATCAAACTTGTGACTTCTGGGGGTGCGGGTACTGTTCTACCCTCACAGGCAAGCAATTCTGGCAAGTTTTTAAAAACAGATGGAACAAACACATCTTGGGCAACGCCAACTGTTAATTCTCTTGTAACGACAAACTTCACAATTGAAGAATCGGGTGGCAAGTTGATATTCAAGTATGGTGCAATTACAATTGCATCAATGTCTTCAACTGGAGTGATTACTTCAGCAACAAATATTGTTGCAAATGGAACACCATAAAGGAAAAATATGGCAACGACAGTAACCCTAAAACCTAATGCAATAGATATTTCTGGTTCGACTTCAGGGACAACCACATTGCAGGCAACTGCGGTGGCTGGTACTACTACCATCACCCTGCCTGCGGCAACGGATACCTTGGTTGGTAAGGCAACGACTGATACCCTGACCAACAAGACCCTAACTGCTCCTGTAATCAGCACAATCTCTAATACTGGCACTCTGACCCTACCAACATCAACAGATACCTTGGTGGGTCGAGCAACCACAGATACTCTGACCAATAAGACACTAACTACACCCACTATCAATCAGTTCTCAAGCGCATCTGCTACTAATCTTACGATTCAGTCTGCTGGCACTACTGCGGTAACTATTGATACTTCACAGAATGTGGGGATTGGTACTAGTTCGCCAGCACAAAAATTAGATGTTTCTAGTACCGCAAGATTTGGGTCAACTTATAACTCCACATATATTGTAAATAATGGAGCAACAAATACTTCTTCACAAATTGGTGATAACGCAACATTTGGCGCTGGGACTGCTTATGGAATAAATTCTTCAAGTGCATATTTATATGCACAAACTGGTGGCACAGAGCGTATGCGTATCGACTCCTCTGGTAATGTGGGGATTGGTACTAGTACACCAACCGATACAGGTGCGTATGGAAAAGCACTAGATGTACAAGGAAGTGGTGGCTCTGCTGTTTATGTGCGTTCTACAACAACTCCATCAACTAACTATGGATATATTGGATTTACTGGTGGTGCAGGTAATTTAGATATTTGGAATAACCCCGCTGGAAACATTCGTTTTTATAACAACGGCTCTGAGCGTATGCGTATCGACGCCAACGGCAACCTCCAACTTAAAGGCACGGGCGGCACTAGCACATTTAATGTTTTTGGAAACGCCACAATTACAGACCAAGTACAAATTTTTAATAACCCAACAAGTTCTGCGCAAGGAATTTTGTTTAGGAATACTTTCAATACAGGCCCAAGCATATTTAGTACTGGCGCGGCAACCACTAACTCATATATAAGTTGGGTAAATGGTAATGGGGCCGTTGGCTCTATTGTGGGAAACGGTTCTAGTATTCTTTACAACACAACATCTGACTACCGCCTTAAAGAAAACGTAACGCCAATAACTGGGGCTTTGGCTAAGATTGCACGACTAAAGCCTTGTACCTATACATGGAAAATTGATGGTAAAGATGGTGAAGGTTTTATTGCCCATGAGTTAGCAGAAGTGTTTCCGCAAGCGGTTCACGGAACAAAAGACGGGGTAGATAAAGATGGCAATCCTGAGTACCAGAGCATGGACGCTTCCTTTTTAGTTGCTGCTCTAAGCGCCGCCATAAAAGAACTCAAGGCTATAAACGACACACAAGCCGAAACAATCAACGCACTAACCGCCCGTGTGGTGGCACTTGAAACTAAGTAAGGAAACTTTATGACTACAACTTGGACAATCACACAACTAGACCGCCAAACCTCTAACGGGTTTGTAACCACCGCACATTGGACTGCAAGCGCAGTAGATGGGGATTATTCCGCATCTACATACTCTACAAGTTCATGGGCAGATGGAACACCTACAACGCCCTATGCTGACTTGACACAAGAAGAAGTATTAGGTTGGATATGGGCTAATGGCGTAGACAAAGAGGCGGTAGAGGCTAGTCTGCAAGCGCAGATAGATGCACAGAAGAATCCTGTAACTGCTACTGGAGTGCCTTGGTAATGCAAGAGGTAACAATAACTTTGACTGCACAAGAGGCAGTAGACATAACAAACATTATTGGTCAACTGCCAACGCAGTCAAATGCACATCCTTTGTGGCTGAAATTGCGTAGCCAAGTAGAACCTCAACTTCCAAAGGCAGAGGAAACTCCAAGTGAATCCTGAACTGCAAAAGTACTATGAGGCTCGTTTCTCCACTATGGCAACAGATGGGTGGAAAGACTTAATGGAAGATATTGACACAATGATTGAATCTTTGAACAATATCAGTACAATCCCTGACGAACAAACCTTGCACTTCAAGAAGGGCGAGTTGTCAATTCTGACTTGGCTGAGAACCTTGAAAGAGGTCAGCGAAAGAGCATACGAGGAATTGAATGAAAAGATTATTTGATTTTGCCTGTGAAAATGGGCATATTACCGAAAGACTTGTTGATTATGAGGCAACAAGTTTTAGGTGTGAGTGCGGAGCAACAGCCAACCGCCTCATTAGCGCACCCAACTTCAAGTTGGAAGGGTGGTCTGGTTCTTTCCCATCTGAGCATGGGAAGTTCGAGAAAAAGCACCTTGACAGGTTGAAATGGGAGCAAAGAAACAACTCTTAACCCAAAGTGGCGAGTTGAATGTCCTAGAACCGATAACGGCAGGAAAAGGTAAAAATATGTTGATTGATCAAGAAGACGAGATGCCAAGTGAGTTAGATGTTGTTGAGCAATCACAGCAAAAACAACTCCCTGAGACTGCACCCCTAGCAGAGTTACCCGAAAAATATCGGGAGAAAACTCTTGAAGAGGTTGTCAAAATGCACCAAGAGGCTGAAAAGTTGATTGGTAAACAGGCTCAAGAAGTTGGTGAAGTACGAAAACTAGCAGATGAACTCATAAAGCAAAACCTCTCCTCTAACAAGCAACCTATTCAAGAGGAACGGCAAGAAGTAGACTTTTTTGAGAACCCAAAAGAGGCAATTCGGCAAACAGTAGACAACCATCCAGATGTACTTGCGGGACGCCAAGCGGCTCAAGAGTTCAAAAAGATGCAGATTCAGCAAAAACTAGCGCAAGAGCATCCCGACTATGGTCAGATTGCTCAAGACCCAAACTTTGTGAACTGGGTGAAATCCAGTCCCGTAAGGTTAGGTCTTTATGCTAAAGCAGATGGTGAATTTGACTACGATAGTGCCAATGAATTAATCTCAACCTACAAGCAATTGCAAGGTGTTCGGGCTAAACAGACGAGTGATGTGGGTGAAACCACACGCAAGACTAACCTGAAGGCGGCGAGTGTGGATGTAGGTGGAAGTGGGGAATCAGGAAAAAGGGTATACAGAAGGGCTGACCTTATTCGGCTGAAAATGAGCGATCCGAACAGATACGAAGCCTTGAGTGATGAAATCATGCAAGCCTACGCAGAAGGTCGGGTCAAATAGTTAACTTATCGATTTTTGGAGATTTATCATGCCTTTAGGTACAAATAATGTGACAGTCACGACTGCGGCAACCTTCATTCCTGAAATATGGAGTGACGAGATTGTTGCGGCTTACAAAAAGAACCTCGTTTTAGCCAACTTGGTTATGAAGATGAACTTCAAGGGTAAGAAGGGTGACACAGTTCACGTCCCCGCTCCTACCCGTGGCTCTGCGTCTGCAAAGGCGGCGGGTTCACAGGTTACGCTGATTGCGGCAACCGAGTCTGAAGTTCAGGTAGCAATCGACAAACACTATGAATATAGCCGTTTGATCGAAGACATCGTAGAAGCACAAGCCTTAAACAGCCTACGCAACTTCTACACAGCAGACGCTGGTTACTCCTTGGCAAAGCAAGTCGATACAGACTTGATCAACTTGGGACGTTCAACCAATGGTGGTGCTGGCACAAACGCCTACGCAACTGGTGCGTTCATTGGTGGTGATGGAACAACAGCCTATGTTGCCGCAAGCAACAACGAGTCTGCTTTGACCGATGCCGCTATTCGCAGAACTATCCAACGCCTTGACGATACCGACACTCCTATGGATGGTCGCTTCTTCATCATCCCACCCTCAAGTCGCAATACTTTGATGGGTCTCGCTCGTTACACAGAGCAAGCCTTTGTTGGCGGTACTAACAATACCATCCGCACAGGTGAGATCGGTAACTTGTATGGCATCCCTGTGTTTGTCTCAAGCAATTGCGACACAGCGTCAGGCTCTGCTGGCGCACGGGTTTGTTTGATGGGACACAAAGAGTCTTTGGTTCTTGTCGAGCAAATCGGTGTTCGTTCACAAGTGCAGTACAAGCAAGAGTATCTTGCTACGCTGTTCACATCTGATACGTTGTATGGCGTTCAGATTCTGCGTTCTGCGGCAAGCACAGGTGCGGCTAAGTCTGCCTCTATGTTTGCTCTCTTAGTTCCTGCCTAATTGCAGTTGCGCCCCCCGTAACTGGGGGGACTTTTTTTAACTAATTAGGAGAAATTGAAATGCCAACCGCATCCGCAGTAACGACACGCAGAGGAAATGACCAATTTCGTGGTCTTTTCAGCGATACATGGTCTGTCAGAGCCACGTTAGACGCTGGTTCTTTGGTAGATGGAGCAGGTGAGACTGATGACATTACGATCCCAGGCGTTGCCTTGGGAGACATGGTTATCGGTGCATCTTTGGGCGTAGATTTGGTAGGTTTGACTGTGACAGGTTATGTCTCAGCCGCAAATACTGTCAAATTCCGTGTTCAAAATGAATCTGGCTCCACTGTTGACCTAGCATCAACCACCTTACGACTAGTTGTAGTTCGTATGGTCTAAAGATTGGGGGACTTGTTCCCCCTTTCTTCAAAAGGAATTTATATGGCTTTGTTTCGTTGCAATCAATCAGGTAATGTTGTTGAGTTCAGACAGGACTATGACATTATTGAGATGCGTAGACACCATCAATATACAGAGGTAGATACTTCTGCTGTTGTGGAGGTTGAGAAGGTTGATGGAACAAGGCAGACACTAACTTTGAAGAAACCTATGGGTAGACCCCGTAAGGAACAATTGTTATGAGCGACATAGACGCAAGAGATTTTGGCAAATTGGAGGCTCAAGTAGAGGCTCTCCAAACAGAGGTTCACTCTCTTGCCCAAGATGTAAAAGCACTACTTGAGTTGGCAAACAAGTCTAAGGGTGGCTTTTGGATTGGTATGACCATCGCATCTATGATTGGTGGCGTAATCACCTTCATTGGTGGAAAGTTACTCCGATGAAAGAGGGATTGCTTTCAGGAACTGTTTGTCCTGTGGCAACTCAGGATGTTTCCATCAATCTGAAGAACAGAAACCATGCTTTTAAAGAGTATGGGTATGGCCCTCCTAACCCTGAAGAGCCAAATGACTCTTTCTGGTTAAAGAAGGCAAAGATGTATAACGCCCCTACCAAAGATATTATGGGGATGCGTTGTGGCAACTGCGCCGCATTTATCCAGACTCCCAAGATGATGGAGTGCATCCTTGGTGGGCTAGAAAAAGATGAGAAAGAAGGTGAGTTGTCCTATGACGAGAACTTTGTCAAGGCGGCTAATCTTGGGTATTGCGACTTATTTCAATTCACCTGTGCCGCCCTCCGCACTTGTGATGCGTGGAAATCTGGTGGGCCAATTACAAAGGAGAAACCATGAAAATGACCAAAGGACAGAAGAAGGTTGGCAAGGTAATGCACGAGTACAAAGAAGGTACTCTACATTCTGGTAAAAAAGGCCCCGTAGTGAAGTCACGCAAACAAGCAATTGCTATTGCCCTCTCAGAAGGGGGAATGTCCAAGCCAAGGAAGAAGAAATGAAACAAGGTTTATATGCCAATATCCATGCTAAACAAGCAAGAATTAAAGCTGGCTCTGGTGAACGGATGCGTAAGGTTGGTAGCAAAGGTGCGCCAACTGCCAAAGCGTTTATTGAGTCTGCTAAAACTGCAAAGAAACCAAAAAAGGTGAAGTGATGAAAACTCCCGCTTGGCAACGCTCCGAAGGTAAAAACACTGGACGATGTATAATGGCAAGATGGAAAAATTCAATTCTTTTATCATTCGTGGCAAAGATGACTTATCTTTTGCGTTTTGCCCAAAATGTAAAAATAACAAACCTCTTTTTGATTTTTATGTTCATGGAGTTCGCAAGGATGGTGCTACAAGGTATAGACCATATTGCAAACAATGTCGTAGGGTTAAAGAAAGAAAAAACAGAGCAAGGCCAGTTCATTCGGCAATATTATTGCTTGGCGAGCAAACTTGCTCATCATGCAAAATAGATAAGCCTTTATCGGAATTCTATTCAAACGGATGTTTCAGTGACGGAACAAAAAAATATAGAACAAAGTGCAAAAGTTGTGTCTTGGATTTATCAAAACAAAAGTACCCAATAAGTTATTTAACAAAATGCAAACAAAGATCATTTAGTCCAAAAAACTTTATTTCATCAATTTTGTATCATGCAACAAAACGAAAACAGCACCTTGGATTTAACATTGATATTTTTTACCTACTTGATTTATATAAAAAACAAGAAGGCAAATGTGCTATTTCTGGGGTTGATATGACTTATATTGCTGGCGTTGGAAGGGTTTTAACAAACATTAGTATTGATAGAATAGATAGTTCTTTAGGCTATGTTAAAGGAAATGTACAATTTGTTTGTGATGTTGTGAACCGCATGAAATCAGACCTTTCTACCGAGCAACTTTATCAATGGTGTTTAACAATAATGGAGAATCATCATGGAAAAGTTCAAAAGCCCAGCATGGGCTAGGAGTGAAGGAAAATCCAAATCTGGAGGGTTGAACGCCAAGGGAAGAGCATCTTATAATGCGGAAACTGGTGGCAATTTAAAGGCTCCAGTAAAAACGGGTGACAACCCGAGAAGATCGAGTTTTTTGGCTCGTATGGGAAACATGAGTGGCCCTGAGTACAAGAATGGTGAACCGACAAGACTGCTTCTTTCGCTAAAGGCTTGGGGTGCTTCTTCCAAGGCTGATGCAAAGGCAAAAGCCAAGTCAATTTCCGCAAGGAATAAGGCAAAGGCGAAATGAGAGCATTATCAGTTGGCGTTAACCCCACAGCGGCAGTAGACACAACAGTCTATACCTGTCCTAGAGGCTATTACGCTAAATTTACTGTAATGTATATACACAATACAGGTGGGTCTACCAAGCATATTACTGTTCAATGGTATGACTCAAGTGCTAATACCACCCTTGATATATTGACTCAATACAACTTTTCATCAAAAAGTTACTTACAGTTTGATGGCAACGCCTATATCGTTTTAGAAGAAGGTGACAAGATTAAGATAACAACTGAATCGGCAAGTTCGTTCAGTTTTATAGCCACATTTGAAGAAGAAGGGTTGACTAGAACATGACATTCCTAGAACTTGTAAACGATGTTTTGGTGCGACTCAGAGAGCCTGTGGTCACCACATACAACGAAACCACCTACTCCACCCTAATTTCTAAGTTCATCAATGATGCCAAGCGTCAGGTTGAAGATGCTTTCTCTTGGAACGCATTGGGGTCAACCATCACAGTCACAACTGTCTCAGGCACATCTTCCTATTCTCTGACAGGTGCTGGGCAGAAGTTTCAGGTTATGGATGTAATCAACACAACAAGTCTCATTGGGATGAGAAACATCAGTTTTGTGGAGATGAACCGCAATCTTAACTTTGCGCCTGTTCCACAAGGTGCGCCAACCCAATTTGCCTTTGATGGCGTGGATGGTTCTTACGATAGCAAAGTAAGCCTATATCCAGTTCCAGATACTGTATACACAGTCAAATTCATGTTGACCATCCCACAAGCCACCTTGTCTGCAGACTCAACTGTTGTCAAAGTGCCTGATGTTTTAGTGTCTCAAAACGCCTATGCAAGAGCATTGGTAGAGCGTGGCGAGGATGGTGGTCTATCTTCCTCAGAAGCGTATAACCTATATCGGGCAATGTTGTCTGACTATATTGCTTTGGAAGGCACACGCTATCCTGAGAATCAGGAGTTTGTCAGTATATGACGCAAAGATTGCAGACCTTTAGCGTTCAAGCCCCAGGCTTCTTTGGGCTGAACACGCAAGACTCCCCTCTGACATTGGAGGCGGGGTATGCGGCTATTGCTACCAATTGTGTCATTGACCAATATGGACGCATTGGTGCTAGAAAAGGTTTCTCAAGGGTCAACTCTAGTTCTGGCAACCTTGGTGCAAATAACATCAATGTCATCCATGAACTAGTGCAGTTGGATGGAACACTAACTGTATTGTTTTCTGGTAACAACAAGTTATTCAAGTTAGATAGTTCCAATGCGGTTGTGGAATTGACCTATGGTGGTGGCGGTACAGCACCTACCATTACAGCAACCAATTGGCAATGTGCATCCTTGAATGGCATCACATACTTCTTTCAGTCTGGGTATGACCCTCTGATCTATGACCCTGCGGTCAGCACCACGACATTTAGGCGTGTATCTGAGAAAACTGGTTATACAGGTACTGTTCCACAAGCGAATGTAGCCATTTCTGCGTTTGGTCGTTTGTGGGTAGCGGATACAGCGACAGACAATGCAACGATCACTTTCTCTGACTTACTTGCTGGTCACAACTGGACGGGTGGGACTTCAGGCAGTTTGGATGTATCACGGGTATGGCCTAACGGCTCTGATCAGATCGTAGGACTTGGCGCACACAATGGCTTTTTGTTCATCTTTGGTAAGCGTCAAATCCTAGTTTATTCTGGTGCTACAACCCCATCCACCATGACATTGGCAGACACTATTGGAAACATTGGTTGTCTGTCAAGGGATTCGATTGTTACGACTGCCTCAGACATTGTTTTCTTGTCTAACTCTGGTGTTCGTAGTCTCATGCGTACGATTCAAGAGAAGTCTGCACCTTTGCGAGACTTATCCAAGAATGTGCGTAATGACTTGATGACCTATGTGGGTTCTGAGACATTGGCAAACATTAAGGCGGTTTACTCAGAAGTCAACGCCTTTTATCTCTTGACTCTTCCCGTTGCCAAACAAGTCTATGTGTTTGATACCAAGGCTACATTGCAAGATGGTTCTTCAAGGGTAACGACTTGGGACAGCATTGAGCCAACAGCCTTGTTGTCTCGTAGGAATGGTGATTTGCTGATTGGTAAGAATGGGTATGTGGGCAAGTATGGGACTTATCTTGACCATGCCTCTTCTTATCGTTTCCAGTATTACACCAACTACGCAGACCTTGGTGATCAGAACATTACCTCAATTCTGAAGAAGATTTCTGTGGTGGTGATTGGTGGAACAAACCAAGACTTGATCATCAAGTGGTCATTTGATTTCTCAGGTCAATACTACTCCACTCAGGCACAGATTCCTATATCAACCATTGCAGAGTATGGAACGGCTGAATATGGTGCTAATGGTGTTCCAGTAGCATATTACTCGCAAGGCATACAAATATCTACTCTTGTTGGACAAGCGTCAGGATACGGCAAGGTAGTGCAAACAGCGTATGAAGTGCAGATCAATGGTTCTGCTGTGAGTATTCAAAAGATTGAGATTCAGGCTAAAAACGGAAAACTTGGGTAAGGAATAAATATATGAACTACACGAAAACCACCAATTTTGCGGCTAAAGATGCACTTGCGTCTGGCAATGCCAATAAGGTTGTTAAGGGAACTGAGATTGATACTGAGTTCACCAATATACAGACTGCTATTGCTACAAAGGTAGATGGCACATTGACAAACTTCTCGTTTGTTGAGGCATCCAATGTCTTGTATATCTACAATGTATCAACGCCTGTGGCAAAGATAGATGCGTCAGGTAACTTGACTGTGATTGGCAATATTGTTGCGAATGGAACAATGTAATGACTCCAGAACAAATTGTTGAGAACCATATCAAGAATAACAATCTTGATACGACAAAAGCCAAAATGATTGCCGAAATAAATGGCACATTGAAGCAAAAAAATGCATTTGCTGTTCGTTCTGGCGATTGTATGTTTGTATACAAAGTATCTGGTAATTCTGCATTGTTTTATATCATCAATGGTGGTAATGCAATGGGATATATAAAAGCAATTAAAGAGTTCTTTGCCACCATGAAAAAAGCAAATATTCGTTTGTTGCAGATGTATGTTGACAATACAACTACGGCAGAAAGATTAGCAAAAACCGCAGGCGCAATTTCCGTTAGTTTTAAGAAAGATGAAAAACGAAAAGTTGACCCTTACTTAATGTCAATGGAGATATAACATGGGATGTTGTGGTGGATTTATTGGACAAGTATTTAACCCAGTTGTGGAGACTGTGGTTAATCCCATTGTTGAACCAGTTATTGAGCAAGTAGTACAACCAGTTGTTAAAGCGGTTGAGCAAACTGTTCAAGCGGCATTGGATAACCCGTTACAGACTGCGGCGGTAGCAACGGCTATGGCAACGGGTCAAACTTATCTAATACCTTATATAAATGCGGCGTTTGCTCTTGATGCTGGACAAAGCCCAGAGCAAGCACTTAAACAAGCCGCAGTAAGTTACGCTGGAACGCAAGTCGGTGGCGCAGTTGGTGCTGAAACAGGCTCGCAGTTTGTGGGTAATGTGGCTGGTAGCACTACATCAGGATTACTAAGTGGTGCAACACCAGAGCAAGCATTAGCAGGTGGTTTAACAAGTGGAGCAATAAGCCAAGTAACACCATCTGGCTTATTAAGTTCTGGTGGAACATCAGGACAAGGAACAACGGGAGCGACAAACATGGCAGATATAACTGATTATTTCAATACTGGAGAGTCTGTTAGTGGACTTTATGGTGACCCTAACGCCCTACAAAACAGTTTTTACGGGTATGGTGGTTTAGGTACAGAAGACCCGACAAGTGGGTTTGGCTCAACACCAATGACGCAAGCGCAAATAGATGACACTATGCAAACCTTTGGTGGCAATAGCACTTTGGATTCCGCTACACAAGCAATAATTAAACGAGCATTGGCGGCTGGTGGTAGCGCGGCTAGAGGTGCTTTGAACTTCTTGCAACAAAAAGGTGCTATTCAGGGTGGATTGCAGACCGCAGGTGGGCTATTGCAAATGCAACAGTCTAAAGAAGCGGCACTCCAAGCACAAAGAAACATTGAGCAAGCGGCAGGGCGTGGTGTTGCGGGCGCACAGTTCAGACCAGTAGGTGTTACAACTCGTTTTGGCGCATCCCAGTTTCAAGTTGACCCAACCACAGGTCAAGTAATAAGTGCTGGCTACACCGCCGCTCCTGAGATCACTTCTGCTCAAAACAGACTCATGGGATTGGGTGCGAGTTACTTGGCACAAACACCTGAAGAGGTTGCCCAACAATACCTATCCAAGCAGTATGAATTACTCGATCCTAGTCGGCAAAGACAACTAGCCGCCATCAGGAATCAGGCTTTCCAGACAGGTCGCATGGGATTATCAGTAGGCTCTACTGGTTTGCGTCCTAGTGGCGCACAAGGTTTGATGGGTGCTAATCCTGAGATGGAAGCCTATTACAACGCCTTGGCACAACAAGACGCACAGTTGGCGGCTCAAGCACAACAAGCGGGTCAGCAACAAGTTGGTTTTGGTACAAGTTTGTTTGGTCAGGCAGGTCAACTAGAGAACATGGCACAACAACCATTTGCTTTAAGTCAAGGACTTGCAGGTCAATCATCTGTGGCTGGTGCAAGGGCAGGGGAAATAGGGCTAAGGGGTTCTGTCTATGGAGGTGCATTAGGCACTTCAGCAGGGGCTACTGCTAGTCCATTGGCGTATGGTTTGAGTGGTTTAGGCAATCCTAATTCCTTGTTAGGCAATGCTTTGGGTACTTATCTAACATCACCATTGGTCAATACTGGTGGCGCAGGTGGTGGAATAACAAGTGCTGGTATGCAAAATCCAACATTGGATGTTTATGGTAGCGGTTATGTACCACTAGGCTACGCAAACTTTTAAGGAGTAATCATGGCAACAGATATAGTAGGTGGGTTATTTGGTATTACTCCTGAGATGTACCAACAAAATGTTGGTGAAAACATATTGGATCAAGGGGTGCAAATGGGGAAGTTGGCTCCTGATGCTTTTGGTCGTGCTAATGTTTATGCTGGTGCTACCCAAATAGGTCGCGGTATCGGTGGCGCATTGGGTGCTGAAGACCCAATGTTAAAACTGATAAGCATGAGAAATGCAATATTTAATAAAACTGACCCAAACGATCCAGATTCTCTTATGGCCGCCGCAAAAGAGTTAGCACCTTTTGATCCACAAGGAGCAAATGCCGTGGCTAATCAGGCTAGAGAAGCGGCGTTTAAGTTGTCTCAAGTAACTAAGAACTTGCGTGAACGTCAAGGTCTTGATCCTATTCAGCAGATTATTAGGTCTGGTAAATATACACCTCAAAGTATTGCAGAGTATGAGCAAACTGGAGATATTACTAGGTTGGCATTAGTAGAAAAACCAGAAAAATCTGCCCGATTTGGTATAGATAGGGAGGCGCTTTCTGAAGAAAAATTTAATATGCCTTTTGCATCATTAACGCAAGAACAAAAAGCAATTGTTAACAAATTAATTGAAGAACAAAAAGGAACGCTTGCTGATAAAAGTGGCGTAAAAGTATATCCACCTGGCGCACCAGTAGCGCAAAAAGATTGGATGGAATTTAGAAAGTTTGTAGATTCAAACCCCACAATGAAGAAAACATCTGCTCTTATCTCTGAGGCTCCAAGTGCATTTGACACAATAAATCGAGTTACAGGTAATGATATTGCCGCTAAAGCACTTCCTGCTACTTTAGCAAGATTAACAGGGGAAACAGGGCCATTATCAAAAGCAGACATTCAGCGTTTTGCTAGAACTGGTGGTTTAGATGACCGATTAGCACAATCTGCAACTGAATTCTTTAGTGGCAGAGGAACAAGGCAACAAAAAGAAGAAGCACAGAAATATGTTTCTGCTATCTATCGTGGTGCGCTTATTGAGCAAAAGAATTTTGTTATCAACGAAGCAAAACAACTTGGATATACAAAAAGCCCTAATTACGAATCATTTATACAATCTATTGATGAACAGTTGGGTAAGTTTAAAGAATTTACACCACCATCCAAAACTGGGGCTGAAAAACCATCTGTTAGTGTAGAAAAACCATCTGGGCAAACTGGGTTTTCAGCAAGAAGAATTAACTAAGGGGTGATATTGTGGCTAAATTTATTGTTACAGCACCAGATGGATCGCAGTATGAAGTAGATGCTCCTGAAGGTGCTTCTGAAAATGATGCAATAGCGTATTTGCAAAAACAATTTGCCGCTGAAAGTGGTGGCCCTGCGGCAACTATGCTTATGGGCGAAACAGAACAAAGACCACCATCTTTTATGGAGTTTGCAGTAGAAAGTGCAAAAAGAGGTCTTACAGGTTTTCCATCATCTTTGACTGCTGGTGGCGCACAACAAACTGGAACATTTGCTGGGGCATTTCCTACACAACCAGAAATGTTGGGATTAACAACAGAGAACATACAACAGCGTCTTGGTGTTGATACGGCTATGCCCCCTGCTTCTACGGCTCAAAAGTATATTGGTAAAGGGATAGAGGCGGCATTTGACCCAACCACAATATTTGGTGGCCCTCTTAAAGCAGGAGCAACAGGATTGCGGATGGGATTGGCAACAATTCCTGGAATGGCTGGAGAACTAGGTGGAACAGTAGGAGAACAGGTTGCTGGCCCATTAGGACAAGTTATTGGTGGAATTACTTTTGCGTTAGGTAGTGGTGTTGGCGTTGGCAAAGCCGCAGAGGGGTTATTTGGAAAAGCCAAAGATCGTTTAAAAGATTTTAATGTTGAAGATTTGGCACAAGTTGAGGGCTTATCACGGGCGCAAGACTTATTAGGAGAGGCGTTTAAGGCTGATCCTTCCTTAAAAAACAGACTTGACGAAGTACAAAAACGCCTTCAGTTTGTTACGGGTGAAAAAAGTGTATTGGGCGTAGCAGGGCTTGACAACATTGTTTTGTCTACAAGGTTGAAGTCTCTTGCTGAAAATGATATTGGTTTTGCCGCAGACCTTAAGTCTCTATATTCTGATATTCAATCTGCTGTTGCTAAAAAAAGAGCAGAACTTTATCCATCACCAACGGGCGAGTTGCCATCAGCAACAAAAAAAATAGCCGAAGTTGAAACCGATTTAAACGAGAGAGTTAAGTTCATTGATAAGCAATTATCTAAACTTACATCTGATTTAGACTTGTCTGGCACATCAACTCCTTTGCAACAAGGTATGGCTATGCAAAATCTTGCCATTGCAAGAGAAAAAGCCACTAGGCAAGCAATATCGCCAGAATACGATAGCGTCATTGGGCAAGCATCAAAGCAAGGAGCGATCCTTCCTGCCAACGAAACAGCACGTTTATTGGCAACTGCGGAAGATTTGTTTCAGTCAGACCCTTGGGGAAGACAGTCAGACCTATTGCGCTTGGTAAAAACACAGTCAGATAAATTTAGTGCTTTGCGTTCTCGTATGCAACCATCTGGTGCTGGTGATAACTTACCAGCCACTACAACTAGCGATTTGTCTTTAGGCATGGACATGACAAGCCTAGACTCGCTGAAACGCAGAGTTGCGGAGGATATACGTAATGTCAAGTCTGATGTAACTAAGGATAAGTTACGCATATTGCAAGACAGAGTTGATGATGCTTTAAATCAAGTGCAAACAGCAAATGGTAATGTCAATGTTAACTTGCGTGGCGAGAACATGACTTTTGGTCAAGCAATGACGCAACTAGATACGGATTACTACAACAAGATTGGAATTCCTTTTAAAGATGCAACTGCTGTTCAAAAGATAGGTTCACAAGAGTATGCAGAGCGCATTTCTCCATTGATAGCATCTTCACCAACAGCGACAAAACAGTTTTTGCGTATTGCTGGAGATGAGGGCGTTCCAATGGTGGAAAAAGCAATCATGTCAAAGTTATTTAACTCGGCATTAGATAAAAATGGTTTAGTTGATCCTGTAAAACTAGACAAATTAATTACAAAGAATAGCAACAATGGTGGATTTAGCGACATTCTTGATGAAGTTCCATCATTAAAAGCAAACCTACAAGATGCAAGAGTAAGAGCAAGTTATTTGGCAGGAGAAAAGGTTGCAATTGATGATGCGGCAAAGTCAGCAAAAGCAAGGCTTGGTCAAAGTTTCTTAAATGACTATGACAATAGGGGAATTGAAGGAGTTGTAAATAACTTGCTAGGCTCTGGTGGCAAAGGTTATTTCAACAAATTAAGCGTAGACCTAAAAAAATTACCTTCTCAAGACCAAGCAAATGTAAACATGGCCTTAAAAGAAGGTATGGTTACCAAAATGCTTGATACACCACAGCCATTTGATTATCTAAATGCAAACAAAGAAGCGTTTATTAAGGTTTTTGGCAAAGACCATGTTGATAGATTAACTGCTTTGGCAGATGTGGCTCAGTTGTCTAAAAAGATTGATATAAATAGATTAAATATCAAAGATGTTGCTATTAAAGAAACTTCAGCATTAGAGCGCATGACGGGTGGAGTTCGCCCACAACAAATTACTGGAATTGCTGTTAATCAAATATCTAGTGTATTTAACAAAGGTTTCAGGATACTTTCATTGATTGGTCAAGCAAACATTGATAATGCAACAAAAGAAGCCCAAAGGAAACTGTTTTTGGATAAAGATGGTTTAACTGCGATAGAGAACGCTTCCACAAGGCTAATTAGCAAAAGTGGAAAAGATGTAGACATAAAGGGTTTACTGCGACCAGGCGATGTGGGAGACTTTGCCAACGCAATTGGTCAAGGCGTTTTGAGGTCTGGCTATTTAGGCGCACGTTCTTCTATGACACAAAGACCTGTTGAAGAAGAAGTTACAGAACCATACTTTATGTATAACCAATAGGAGTAACCCATTGATCCTTTCTCTCTCCTCATGTTGGCGCAAGGTGCAGTTGGCTTCATCAAGCAAGGTTGCAATATGCTCCACGAGGGACGCATGGAGTTGGAAGGGGCTAAGAAGACAGTCGAAGGAGTCATTGCAGATGTTAAGGCGATCAAGGGCATTTTTGATTGGTTTGTTGGTCTGTTTAAACGAGCAGAGCCAACCAAGTCAGCAGAAACGCCCAAGCCTGTGGCAAAAGCGAAAGCCAAAGCCATTGCCGCCAAGCAAACCTATGAGGAACTTGAACTTAAACTTATCAAAGACATTGGTGACAAACTAGGTTTTCTCTTTGACACACAACAAGAAATCAACAACTACTACCATGAACTAGAAGAAACAAACAAAAACAACTACGATCCAACCCAAAACAACAGCAAAAAGGCAATTGAGAGGGCTTTGATTGAGTTACAAATGGAGAAGTTGTTTGAGCAAGTCAGAGAGGCGATGGTGTATGCTCCAGCAGAACTAAAGGATTTGTATAGCAGATTCTTGAAAATGCACCAAAAGATTGAGCAAGAGCAAGAGTGGGCAAGGGCAGAGATGGTTCGCAGAGCAAGGCTAAAGAGATGGAAGCAAGAGCAATATGAGACTCGTTGTATCGAATTAACTGGTGGGGTGATTGCTGTGGTGTTTATGTCCTTAATATTTGGGTGGATGATGTGGGTTCTACGAAACTTGTCGGGTGGATTCTGAGTGTCTTGGCTTTGTGCATCATTGTTGCCACAACAAGCCTTGCATACATCGAAACCTTGTACATGAAGGCACAACTAAAGAGAGAGATGAAAGAATTGCGTAAGTTGAAACAAGAACTGAAAGAAACCAAATGAATATGTACAGAAAAAGCCATTTTGTATACATGAAGTGGTTGATATGTATAGGTTTATTCGTTTTGGCATCATGTAGTGATCGCTACCGATATTTTTGCCAAAATCCTAAGAACTTCTCTGCCAAACAATGTCAGCGTCCTGATTGCCAATTCACCCAAGACTGTCCCGATTACCTCGTAGCACCTATATTGGAGAAACAAGTTGTCCAACAACCCCCACAAATTCCAAGTCAATCGGCTTCTGACGCAAGATGAGATAGAGGTCAGGGTTTGGGCGTTAGTAGTCCTAATCGTGACTGTTATCTTGGCTGGCATTGTGTTCTTTATGCTGTATAGCGTTACCTTTGTGACTCAGCCTATCAAGAGCATGGCTCCGATAGACCAAGGCTACCTTAAGATGCTCAACGACATTGTTTTGCTCATTGTTGGTGGCATTGGTGGCGTTATGTCTAGGAAGGGTGTGCAGACCTTGGCTGAGAAGATGTCAACGCCTACAACACCCCCTACAACGCCTCCTAGCACCCCTACAACGCCTCCACCACCATCTACCTCTACTTGGGTGTCATCTGGTGCTATGCCAGCATGGGTGAATCCTCCTTTGGACGAGGAATGGAGAGCGCCACCACCACCTACTACTCCACCTGACTATATTGATCCTGAGAAGGAGAAAATAGCCAATGAGAGGGCATTAGCGAGGGCTGATCAATGATTCCAAACCCTTGGGTAATCTTAGGCGTTCTATTGGCTTTGGCAGGCTTTTATGGTTATGGACACCATAGAGGATGGGATGATCGTGATATTGAGATGCAAGCAGAGATTGCTGTCAAGAACGAGGAAGCCCGTGTAAAAGAGCAAGAACTCACCAAACAACTTAATG